TAGCCCGAGGCGGTCGCTGCACCGGAGTAGCCCGAGGCGGTCGCTGCACCGTAGTTGCCCGAGGCGGTCGCTGCACCGTAGTTGCCCGAGGCGGTCGCTGCACCGGAGTAGCCCGAGGCGGTCGCTGCACCGGAGTAGCCCGAGGCGGTCGCTGCACCGGAGTAGCCCGAGGCGGTCGCTGCACCGGAGTCGCCCGAGGCGGTCGCTGCACCGGAGTAGCCCGAGGCGGTCGCTGCACCGGAGTCGCCCGAGGCGGTCGCTGCACCGTAGTTGCCCGAGGCGGTCGCTGCACCGGAGTAGCCCGAGTTAATGGCCGATCCATTCTTCACCTTGGACGAACTTCCAGTGGCGGGTTTTGCTCGGCTGGTCGTGTACTCAATCGCCGCCTTAATCAGACCGGCTAGATTGATTTCGGCCTTAACGGTGATCTTTGAGCTAGCGACCTTCGTGTCATCGCCATGGCGCGACAGTTCTCCGCCCTGTTCAACGATGGCGAACCGCGATGTACCAGGCTTGTAGTACTGAAGAACATGCAAGGGGTATTCGCAGGCGTGGAATCCACCTGAGCACGCCGCTACTTCACCCTGGTGCTCGTAAGACTTGCCGACCTCGTACTGATAGCCACGGCACTGCAAGTTCTCGTCGAATCCCTTGTAGGCGACGATTGTCGATGCCGGAGTTTCCTTTTTCTTAGCCATGCGATGCCCCTTAAAAGATTCGAATTACGAAGAAGACGAGAAGATCGATGGCCAGTGCTATACCGAAGGCTTTGGCCGGACCTTTCCAGGCGTTAACCGACATCGAAGTCATTAGCCGCGTCCTCGTCCTGTCTGTGAATGGCGACCTCGGCCTGATCCTTCGCATAGACCGTGGTGATGTAGTTGTGGATCAGGAGGCCAGCCTCGGCGGTGTCGCCGGACATCAGCGCGTCGAGGATCGGATTGGGACGGCCTGCCTGTTCGATGCTTGCCTCAGCCATCCCGAGTTCCCACGTTTCGCGGCTGCGAAGTTCGGTGGCGATCTGCTTGTTGAGGCGATCCTGTGCAGCCTCGGCTTCGGCCTGCTGCTCCAGGTACTGAGCTACGGCCCAGCTTGCGTAGTCGGGTTGGGCGCTCATACGAGGCCAGCCATGTGCCCGAGGGCACCGATAAGGATGAAAGCGGCGAATGATGCGAGGGTCTTCATGCACCGATCCCCTTGTGCGAGTCCGGAACGACGCGGCGCATGACCAACGTCCATCCCTTCGGAACATCCGTACCGGCAACCATGCGGTACTCGATGCTGCCGTTAACCCAGCGGCAGACACGAAGGTGCTTGCGGGGGAACTGAAGGATCTGGGCGCTCATGGCGTTGTCTCCAAACCGAGTCGATTCAGGGCCTCGATATCGCTGCGGAGGCGGGCGTGTAGTGATGGCTGGTCAGCGATAGACATGCTTGAGAGAATGATGTTGGCCGTCTCAAGAAGACGAAGAGTCGCGTTCTTCTGTGCGTTCTCGTCTGCCCACTTGCGAGCAGCGGAAGCATTGGCTTCGACGACGTACTCAATCGCGGTGTCGAAGATTTCGTGGCCGGTGATGAGGTTCATGGCATCCACCTCAAAAGTTCCACGGCGTAGCGCCGTGAGTTTTGGCTATACGATTTGCCTCGGCCTTCCCGGAGACTTCGAATTCAGCGCCGACCGGTGCAGTCGTTTCGCTGATGACGAGGAACTTGCGGCCGCGACCCGTGAAGTAGTGGGCGTACATCAGACGATCTCCCGCACTTCGAACTCGTTGCAGACACGGCCCAGGCCGTAACCCAGACCGCCGTTAGCGCGAAGCTCGGCAAGAAACTGGTCTGCGATGGCCTGGCTGGCGAAGTAGTGATAGCGGATCATCTGGCGTCTCCTAGCCGCTTCGCCGGAATGGCGGGGTGGGCGGCTTGAGGACTATGAAACCACGTTACGTGGTAACTGTCAACACACTACGTGATATCAAAACCACGGAAAGTGGTAGGAATTTTTCCTAGGCGTGAAAAAGCCCGCGCTTGGCGGGCCGGGCTTCTTTCTTTGGCTCGGTCGGCTAACTACTGCTTGTCGAGCTTCTTCCTGATGACGGTGAGCTGGATAGCGCAGTAGCCGAGCAAAACAAGCGTAACTGCATCAAAAGTGCGCATTGATGAGTGATCTGGCAGTACTAGCTGCGCCAGTGATACAGCTCCCCACACGATAAGGGTAAACAGGCCAAGCAGGACCAGAAAAAGCAGCAGCTCAAAAAGAATTAGTACGGCACCCCCTATGCCAACCACGGCGGGAACCCATGCGGCTAAGGACGCGCTGGGATTCGCGTCCAGGTAGCCCGTAGCGCAAAGCCCCATGAGCGCGGTAAAACCGGCGATTGCTGCACGGCTCTGCCAGGGCCAGTTTTCGAAAGAGGGCACCGATCCATCGTCCGCCCTGGGAATAAGGGAACGGTTCCAGGGCTTCATCCTTTGCACTCCACCTTGAGAGTTTTCCTGTTGAATCCGGGATCTTCCGACACTGTGCGGTAGCCCCTGGGGCATTCCTTGGCGGCCCGGTCATAGCAGAGCGTGAACGACGTGGCGGCCCCGCACTCGACCATCACAATGGGTTCTCCCGAGCCACCGCGAATCACGTTGGCGGTCGTACAGCCTGACATGAAGATTACCCCAGAAAAAAGCGCTAAAAGCCTCATTTGTACCCCCTAGTCAAGCCAGAATCCGACCCACCTAACGCGACCCTCAACGATAAATCCGTCTGCCTCTGGGTCGGTTAGCCGGTCGCGGTTGGACGGATCAGATGCGTTGTCACTTACCACGCGAATCCTTCCATCGAGTTCCTTGTATAGCCGCTTCACGAAGGTATCGCCGCCCCAGTTGATAACGTAGATACACCCGTCATGGACTTCCTTATCAGAGACGTCGAACACGATGGTTGATCGGTCGGGTATGTAAGGTGCCATGCTCGTCCCGGACACCACCCATGCATGAAGGTTGCTGGACGACAACTTCCTCCTGGATAGCGACCAGTTCTGGAATTTAAGGCCCTTCTCGCTGACTCCAGCGTCGTTGTACGCGCCTGGTCCAGCCGATGCGCGCATGTCGTGATGGAACGGGATGACGCTCTCTTCGGTAGGCGTCGAGTTCATCTGGCCTGAATCGAAAGCGAGCCATTCCTTGCTAACACCTAACGCCTTCGCCATCTGCTCAATATCGGCAAGCGACGGCTCTCGCTTATCGCTCGCATAGTTTCCGATCCGGCTGTTGCCTTCGCCCCAGCCCATTTCAGCCTGTAGGGCGGCCTGCGTAGTGCCCCGGTTCTTGATTGCTGCCTTAAGACGATAACCTAACGTATTCATACGCATAGGATAATCACAGGAAGTGATATCTTCCACACACGTTATGTGTTGACTGGCATCACGCAACGTGGTATTTCTATGGTCAATGGACAAAGACCGACTCCAAGCAAGCCGAGACGCGATCACCCGCATGGGCGGCCCAAACAAGGCCGCCATAACCCTGTTCGGGGACGTTCGCAAACAAAACCGGATCTCTAACTGGAAGACCAGGGGTGTTCCGGGGCGTTTCTGTGCAGTCGTTTCCCAACTTTCAGGCATTCCCATCAATCGCCTATGCCCACCCCCTGAAGAAATGCAGGGCGCCGACAAACCCATCAACGAGAAGCACTAAGGAACCACCGATGTACGCCGATCCGACGCATGTAAGGGATAACCCGATCAAGGTCCGCCTCAACGACGAGGAATACGCCGTCATTGAAGCCCTTGCCCGAATCAACAAGCGGCAGCCCGCTGCGTTCGCTCGTGAGCTTCTTATGGCTGGCGTCGAACTGCTGGCGAAGAGTAACGACGAAGCGCGTGCGGCTTGAAGTGTCTAGGGAGTCCCTGGGGAGGGCCACATGCCCGTAATCACATGCGACCTGACCGACCACCAGCTTTCGGTACTTGCCGAGGCGGCGAGTAGGGCGGGGATGTCGATAGAGGAATTCGCCGCACACGCGGCAGAGGCAGCCGTAGCAGCTCGATACAAGCTGCCCGAGGTACGAAACAACGTGGTGCCTCTACAGGCCCTCAATAGGCAGTTGCGAGGACCGCCGAAGTCTACGGGCTGATCCACGGGACGCATCTTTCCTAGCGTCCGTAATCGAACCACACATTTTGTCAAAGCAACGTCCACGAGGTGTCTAAATGCAGGTTTTCCCAACCATAGAAAAGCTTCAGGTATACGCCTCTGAAGAGCGAACCGTGACGCTTGAGCAAGAGCGTGGGAGCGAGAAGGAATCTGACGTGATCAGTATCCACGTCAGCCAAGTAGAGGCGGTAATCAGAGCACTTCGCGATGCCAAAAAAGAGGTCGAGGAACTGCAGTGATCTTCTACAAGCGCTACATGGGCGACTACGCAAAGGACACTCGGCATCTGACGATGCTTGAGAACGGAGCGTATTGCCTGTTGCTTGATTACTACTACTCGACCGAGAAGCCGATCCCGGCAGACCGATGCGAACGCATAGCGAACGCATGTGCGAATGATGAGCGAATTGCTGTGCAAACCGTGTTGGAACAATTTTTCCAACTTACGGAAAATGGTTGGCAGCATTCCAAATGCGACACAGTGATTCTAGAAGCTAACGCTAAGTCCAAGAAAGCTAAGGATTCTGCCTCAAAACGCTGGAACAAGAATGGATGCGATGGCAATGCGAACGCATCGGAAACGCATAGCAAAACGCAGTGCGAACGCAATGCTAGTCATAGCCATAGTCATATAGAAAAGAAGGGGTCGGAAAAGTCCCTCCCGATTTCGTTGCCCGACTGGCTTCCCGCTGAACTGTGGGCAGACTGGCACGCATACCGAAACACCCGGAAAGGCTGGACGCTAAAGGCCAAAGAGCTTTCTCTGAAGACCCTGACGGATCTACAAGCCCAGGGCTTTAACCCGAAGACGGTAATCGAGCGCTCCATCGAACGTGGATGGACGGGCCTGTTTGCGCCATCCACACCGAATGGTCAGCAGCCTGCCTTTTCAGGGACTCAAAAGACGCGAAAGGAGCTTGGCGCATGAGCGACGCATTCACCCGCGTACCACCGAACTCAGTCGAAGCCGAGCAGGCCGTTATCGGCGGGCTGATGTTGTCGCCCGAGAAGATCGAGACAGTTGCCGAACGCCTGGCTCAGTCCGACTTCTACCGTCGCGACCACCAGCTCATCTACCGGGCGATGCTGGAATTGTCCGGCCGTGGTCAGCCATGCGACGCGATCACGCTTGGCGAGTGGTTCACGCGGAACGACTTCGACTGGATCGAGTCTGCGTACCTGATGGAGTTGGCGAACAACACACCGTCGTCGGCCAACGTTGCGGCCTATTCTCAGATCGTCCGCGAGAAGGCCGTGAGGCGATCCCTGATCGATCTGGCTACGTCCCTATCAGTTGATGCCTACGCGTCCGACAGCGAGGCTCCTGCGCTGCTTGACGGGGCTATCGCTGGCCTGATGTCGATGCAGAAGGTCGAATCACGCGCGGAGTTCACTTTGCGGCAGGCGATGACCCTTGCGTATCAGGAAGCCGAGCGGGCCAAGGCACTCGGCGGAAAGGTTCCGGGTATCTCTACCGGCCTCTCTCGCCTGGATAAGGTTTTGGGTGGCTGGCACGACTCGGATCTGGTCATTGTCGGCGCTCGTCCTGCGATGGGCAAGACGGCCCTCCTACTTAACTTCGCCCTGTCGGCTGGGGTTCCTTGCGGAATCATTTCCGCCGAACAGCCCGCCCAGCAGGTGGCGGCTCGCGTGATGTCCATAGACTCACACGTTCCGGCCGAGCGGATGCGAAACGGCAGCTTCGACACCGACGATCTTCGTCGCCTCGACTTGTCCGTGGGCCGACTCATCGAGCGGACCTGCCTGATCTATGACCGCAGCGCCCCGTCCATCGCCGACGTATCGCGCATGGCTCGCAAGTGGAAGCAGCAGAACGGCATCAAGATCCTGCTTGTCGATTACGTCCAGCGTATCGAGGCCAGTAACGCCGATAAGCGCACGCCTAAGCATGAGCGGGTAGGCGAGGTAGTCCGTGGCCTGAAGAACCTCGCCCGCGACCTGGACATCCCGGTCGTTGCACTAGCGCAGGTCGGACGTCACGTCGATACCCGTGAAGACAAGCAGCCGGGCATGGGCGATATCTCCGACTCGTCCGAAATCGAGAAAGAGGCCGACCAGATCATCACCCTGTATCGCCCCGGCGTACACGACGACACGGCGGATCAGGCCGAAGCGATCTTGAGCGTCGAGAAGAACCGTCACGGACCGACCGGCGTCGTCCGCGCTGCTTGGCTGGCCGAGACGATGCGCTTCGTGGATCTGGCTCATGACAACCGATGACGTTCAGGCCCTCATCCGGAACAGCATCGAGGAGAGGGAAAAGAAGGCGGCAGAACTCAGGTCCATCTTCACTTTCGCAGCCGAAATGAAAGCCGGACTAATGCAGGACTTCGACGACGGATTGCCACCGTTCGCACCAAAGCTGATTTACGCAGAACAAGACGGACGAACCATCGGGAAGAAGCCGGATAGCTCGCAAAGCCTGGACGGCGACCGACTAGTCCAAATGAACGACCAGTTCAAGCGCACCGCCAACCTACTCAACAAGAGGGCACGCAAATGAGCAACTTCAACCCGAAACTCCGCACTGGAGATTACGTCGAGGCCAATGGCGAAGACGTGCCCCACTGGGCAGTCGTGGACAAGAATACCGGCAAGGTCGTGACCTTCGCCAATACCCGCGAATGGGCACGTCAGTTCGCCAGCCACGAGGATGGTGAGCGGATTGCCAAGGTTCATAGCGTCACGTACGAGTTGGCTCACTGATGATTGCCGTGCTGCCAGCCACGGACAGGGAGTCCGATATCAGTCGTCTCGCTGCCGTGTTGCTGGCAGCGTCGCCAGGGAAGCGGGTCAAGGTCGAGGTTAAGGAATATCGCAAGGATCGAAGCAGTCCGCAGTGCCGCTATCTCAATGGGGTGGCCTACAAGCTCCTGAGCGATGCAACCGGCTACGAGCGAGACGATATCAGCGAATACCTCTGCATCCAGTTTTTTGGTGGTAAGGAAAAGCGCATCCCGGGCAAGCGCACAGTGACCGTACCCCTACGAACCACGACAACCGACGCGGATGGCAAGCGGTCCGTCCTGACGACAACCGAATTTGAAGACTACGTGGCATTCGTGCAGCGCTTCGGGGTGCAACACGGAATTTATATTCCCAGCCCTAACGAGGTGGCGTGATGTGTCTCTTCTTCGCGTTCATCTGCGCAATTTCTGGATCGTTCGGATGGGCAATTTTCTGGATCGTGATGCATCTGGCACTCAAACATGACTGACCTCCGTAAAGCCGCTCGTGGCCGGGAGTGCCTCATTCGCCTGCCTACGATCTGCAACCACAACCCGGAAACGGTCGTGCTGTGCCACGTACGCCTGGCTGGTATCACCGGGGCAGGGCAGAAGGCCCCGGACATCCTTGGAGCGTACGGATGCAGCGACTGCCACGCGGAATGCGACCGTCGCACCACATTACTTGCCACCGAAGACGTCAAACGGTGGTTCTACGAGGGCGTTCTACGAACGATCGCCCTACTTGCCAACGAGAGGGTACTGAAATGGTGACAACTATCGTTCTAGCCGCCCTCGTGGTGGCAGGTGTATGGCTCCGGATGGACTTCAAAATCCGATATCAGCGGGATATGTCCGAGTTGTATCAGGAACTTTACGAGAACGAGCGAGACGGTCGTATCGATTACGAACTGGAGCTTGCTCGCGTGCAGACCCTTCTCTCGGATTCGCAGGCCACGGTTAGTCGCCTGATCGGACGCAACGCCAGGATTTGGGCTGAAGCCGAAGCGACGAGGGTTCACTGATGTCCCTTTCCGTCCTCGGTATCGACCCCGGAACCCACGAGTCGGGCTACGCGCACTACATCCGTGGGGGCGGCGTTCTCTCATCGGGGGTCGCAGGTAATGATGAAATCCTCGACCTGATCCGAGCGACGGATGCCGATCTACTGGCTATCGAGAAGATCGTGAACTACGGCGTCGCTGTCGGGCAGGAGACTTTCGACACCTGCGTCTGGATGGGTCGAATGGTCCAGTGCTGGCCCACCCCGGCCGAGGTTGTGATGGTTCCCCGCATGGCAGTGAAGAAATTCGTCTGCGGAACCGGCAAGGCAAAAGATCCTCAGGTTCGCGATGGCCTTATCGCCATGGTTGGACCTGTAGGCAACAAGAAGACACCCGGCCCGACTTATGGCGTGAAGTCACACGCATGGTCTGCCCTCGGGGTAGCAATCACCGCAATTTCAACTAGGGCCGACTAATGAACACCACCCGAGATTTCGCCATCCGTGCCGTCATGTACCGCATCGCCTCCATGTCTCCGCTACAGGAGCGCTTGGCTCACCACGTAACGAAGGGCAGGCTACAGAAGAACACGACGGCCCTGACCATGACGTGGAAGTGCCAAGAGGCCGCACTCCTTTGGGCCATGTACGAACGGGCCGTCTACGACTACTACGCCATGGGTGTCACGGGCAGCAAGTACGACGCGCTGGACATCCTTCCCGACGATCTGGCCGAGCGTGGTGAGATCGAGCTACCGAACGGGGACAAGCGGAACATCCTGGAACTTCTCGGCATCGACCCATCATGGGCATTCCGGCAGCTTCAGACGGCTAACAACTACTCGCAGAAGGTGGCGGCATGACCACCCACGACATCATCGGCCGCGATACGGACGAGGCATTCGCTACGCCGGAACTTTCGGACGCTTGCATTGACGCGGCAAATCGGACGGCGATGTTGTTTGATGCACGGTATCCGGGGTGGCCACTCTATTCGCGGATTGTCCGTGGCGATTCGATCTATGACCGTCAGATCGCAGCGTGGGCCATCGGCATGGCGCGCAGGTACGCACGCACCCACAAGGTTAGCGGCTGGTCCGTGGTGGCCCCTAGGGGCCGTAGAAACGACTGGATCGCCCAGGCTGGAGTGGACGCCGTGGAAAACCTTGTCTTCGGACGGTTCTCGACGAATGCATTCACTCAGGCCAGCCGCCTTGGCTGCGACGAGGAAGTCTATAAACGCGTCCGGGATGGCGTTTCCGTCCTTATGGCAGGCGGGTTTTCCGCATACCAGCTTGAACTCCAGATCCAGCTCGTCAAGGTTCTTCGGGAGATGCCCGAACTGTTTGTCGGCGATGCGGCTTGAAAAGAACTGCCGGAAAAACGAAAACAGGTGGGACGATTGGTTTGAGGGCGGATTACACGCCCGGATATTCCCGCCAGGCCTCTGCCTGCTCGGCATAGCCAGAGTTCGATGGCATAGCCAGAAAGCGGCGGGATCACCAGCGCAATGCTGGGCCGACGCTGGCGGGCGTCGCCGGATACGGTCACCGGCAACTACGAATTCGCCGAAAGGCAAAACGAGCAGACAGCGGTTGGGTAGATGTGCCGTAGGGGCGATGAAAGTCGCTGGGCCGAGCGGGCTCGCTGTGAAGACCACCCCAATGACGGCCGGAAAGACGGCACTGAATTCGATTTATGCCCGGGTAGAGGTGTATAGCCCGCCCGCCCCGAATCGGGCAGCCCGGGCGCTCCATTCGCCGCACTGGTGATGCACAAATGGCCGATCTACAGATGTCGGCAGGCTTAGCCCAGTGCAGACCCGTTGAGTCTCCAGGCATGGAATCACTCGGCGGTGGCGATCTAACTCAACGGCCTTTCGGGAGGCAGATGTGAACGACACAGAGCGAGTCATCAAGATTGCAACGGCGATCCGTGAATCGGATAGCACAAGTGGGTATTGCGCATCAGGCGATACGTATTGGGCTGTTCGTGCGGCACGAGTCTACATAGACCGAGCCCATCCCAGCCACGTAAAGCTTAGTGAGCTTGGCCCCGATCAGCTTCAGGAGACGCTAATGTCTCCTGAATTTAGTAAGGAGGCCGCGCTCATCGTCGCGATTGAGCGGCTCACTGAGGTGATGAACCGTGGTGGCCAACGATGATTCGTGCGACGGTCAATCAGCATCACTCAGATGTCCAGGAAGAGGCTTATAAGTTCGATGTCCGGGATGCCTCGCGTGAGGTCCGCCAGTTCGATACCGGCGCAACGCGTGACGCGGACACCGGCAAGATCGACTTTGACGGCTTCCTCAGCCCCCTTACGCTCCGTGCCTATGGCGAGTACATGCATAGCCACCGGAAGCTACCGGACGGCTCGCTGCGGGCCTCGGATAATTGGCAGCTTGGGATCGACCGCGACGTCTACATGAAATCCCTCTGGCGGCACTTCTTCGCCGTGTGGGAGGAAAACAAGGGCATCGAGACGCCTGACGGACTGGTCGAGAACCTTTGTGCCGTCCTGTTTAACGCGTCGGGGATGCTGCACGAGGTTCTGAAGGCCAGGGCTGACCACACGCCCGCTGCTGGGTACGCATTCCAGCTTGCTGACGGGGAGGACTGATATGGCTCGTCTAGGCAAGCGAATATTCGTCATTCCAGACACTCAGGTGCGTCCCGGTGACCCGACTGACCACCTCGTGTGGATCGGAAAGGCCATCAAGGAGTACGCACCAGACTACTTGATTCACCTGGGCGACCATTACGACATGCCTAGCATGTCCACATGGGCACAGCCGGGCTCGATTGGTCGTGAGGGTGTGCGATACGCGGAAGACATCGCGGCCGGTAACGACGCCCTGAGCAAGCTGCACGAGGCCATGGGAGGCTTCCGCCCTGAGCGGAAAATCATCCTGACCGGAAATCATGAGGAAAGAATTCAACGAGTTGTGAACGCCGACCCCAAGCTGGCGGGCATGCTCGGATACCACAATTTCAACGATCGTTCGATCGGATGGGAACGGATCGATTATCTCGGGTCAACGCCTGGCGTTATCGAGATTGAAGGGGTTAGTTTCGCGCACTACTTCGCACAGCCGCTAACTAGCAAGCCTATCGGTGGTACAGCGGCCTACAAGCTAAACGCCATCGGCACGCCCTATGTCATGGGCCACGTTCAGGGCTACGACATCGGCACCAAGCAGTACGCCACGGGTCGAGTCATCCGGGGCATCGTCGCCGGGAGCTGCTACTTGGTGGATGAGGAATACCGAGGCAACGCGAACACCCATTTCCGTGGGTGCGTAGTACTCAACGAGGTCAAGAAGGGCGACTTCTCGGAAATGCCTATCACGCTTGAGCATTTATGCCACAAGCATACGGGCCGGACGCTTGGTAGCTACCTGCGCAGGAACTATAAGCGCGCCTCTGAACGGTTCTCTCTGGCAAGGGCAGCCTAGTAATGCTTCAGGAAGTCACTCCGGACTACGACAACGAGAACCTGTCTCGTGCCTTCCCGATGACTGTCGGGACGCTGATTCAGAAGCTCCAGACATGCAATCCGAACAAGCCGGTACGCCTGGTTGTTGATGGCTTCAACCTCATGGACATGCCGTCATTCGGTGTATCTGAGGGCGAGGACGATGTGACTCTCGGCCGGTACGACGACATGGCGTTCCTTTGCATCGACGACATGATCTAAGTCCGTTACACCGAACATCCGGCCGCCGCACCGCCCCAAATGTTCGCCAACCCGAACCGTATCTACTGAGGATCGCCGTGTGACCACTGTTGCAACGAAAGATGGAGTGGTTGCGGCAGACAGTCAGTGCACGACGAGTTTTAAGCGATTCGATGCGGTAAAGGTCCACCGGATCACCAAGGGGCCATATGCGGGGTATGTCTTCGCAGGGTGCGGCCGAGTCTCGACGATCATGGTCATGCAGTCATAGATCGAGGCGGGCGAGTTCCAGGGGATCACCTCGGATACCGAGGACACGGCTTGTGCCATCTTCGTGGGTAAACGCAGGGGGTATCGGATCGAATCCGACTCCATGATTCCTTCCGAATTCCGTGGTGCTTACGCCATCGGATCGGGTAGCGACTTCGCCATGGGCGCGATGCTGGCAGGTAAGACCGCTGCCGAGTCCGTGAGGATCGCCACCAAGCTCGACATCTACTCTGGTGGAGCAGTGCGCTCCATCGCCGTATAACCAACAGGAAGGGCCGCATATGCAGGCTGAACACATCGCCGATGCGGTTAAGTTAACCCCGGTCGTAGGATTCGTAGGAACTTCATTGGCCGGTTGGTAGTGGGATACGTTTAGTTACATCGTGGCGAGTATTTATACCTGCCTGATGATCTGCAATTTCATCTGGACGAAGGTCATCAAGCCGATCCGGGACAGGAAGCGTGAAGGCTAATCCTCGCTTCCTAGCTGGCTTCATGGCCGCCGTAGTCGCCGCAGCCGCAGCCTTCACTCAGCCATGGGAAGGGACTGAGTACGTCGGCTACTCGGACGTTGTAGGGGTTACAACGGCCTGCACGGGGCATACAGGCCCTGAGGTCGTTCTCGGTAAGGTCTACGACCAGTACCAGTGCGACAAGTGGTTCAAGCGCGATATCACGACAGCGGCCTAGGGGGTTCTCGGGTGTGTTACCGCCCCTATGACCGTGCCTCAGGCAGCCAGCTACACCAGCCTCGCCTTCAATATCGGCGTAAGCGCTTTCTGCGGATCTACGGCAGCACGCAAGGCCAATGCCGGGGACAAGTTGGGATCATGCAAGGCCATCCTCCTGTGGGTCTACGCAGGCGGCCGCAAGATCCAGGGTTTAGTAAATCGCCGAAATGCTGAATATCGGTTGTGTATTTCGTGACTGACTGGTTCATTCGAAGCAAGTTGAAGATGGCTGTAGCTGCGTATCTGATCGCGCTCGCCTTACTTGTCTTCCACCAAATTGATTCGGCTCAGTGGGTGACCTACACCACATGGGTACTCGGCCTTTACTTCTCAGCGAACGTCGCGGAAGCGGTGGCCACCAAGAAATCCCCGGATTTCCCGGGTTGAGGCCGTAACGTGAAAACTCGCGCACTGTTCTACCTCGTCCTTGTCTTGGCTGCGGTAGGGTGCGCAACGCATTCGCCGCGAGACGAACTGCTTACACGAAGTCGAGCGGTCGCCCTGCGGCTTGAAATGGACGGCAACGGGATGTGCAGCGGTACGGCTATCGGCCCGCACCTCATCCTCTCGGCGACACACTGCTTTGTCGGGATGCAGGCCCTGACGGTCAACGGTAAGGACGCCAAGGTCTAGAAGCAGATTGATGACGGCAACGACCACACGATGCTGGTCGTGGATACCACGTTCACCTCGTGGGCGCATATCGGCAAAGAGGCCAAGCCTGGCGATGTGGTGTTCCTGTGGGGCCAGCCCGCATTCCTGAACTTCCTGTATCGCGAAGGCCATGTGGCTGGGTATGACGACAAGGAAGGCAAGGTCACGACGATCTACGATGTCAATGGCTATATGGGTGATTCTGGTTCCGCCATTTTCAACACGGAAGGCGAGATCTCGGCAGTGACCAGCTACGCCGTCGTAGTCAACTACAGCGGCATCCAGTTCAAGCTTATGGGGTCTATCCCGATCACCTTCACCGATGCGCAGTATGCAGAGGTCGGATATGTCAAAGGTCATCAGTGACTGGATCAGCCTCGGCCTACTACTAGCCGCCTGCCTCCTGGCGCTGCGCATTTACTTCGGCAAGGGTGACGAATGAGATACGTCTACGCGGCCCTAGGCATCGTTCTTCTGTGGGGTGCCAGTCTGCTATGGGTTCATCACTCCGGTGCGACTAGCGAGCGACAGGCCCAGGCTCACAAGGCCGAGAAGGTTGTAGCCAAGCATCGTAAGCAGAGAGACAAGATCGAGGACACCGTAAATGACCTGCCGTCCGCTCCGACTGCACCTGTACGCGATGCTCCTTCCGACTCTGCTTCTGGCAGGTTGCGCGACAACTGGAGTCGTGACTAACGGCTGTGAGTGGGCCAAGCCCATCTATGTATCCCAAGACGACGTGCTGACTGATGGCACGGCCAAACAGATCCTTACGCATGACGAGACCGGCAAGGTCATCTGCGGATGGGGCAAATACAACAAAACCGAGGAATAACCATGCAGGGCGACCCGAGTTGGATCACTGGACAGGCAATCACCATCGTTCGCACTTTTAACGGCTTCGCTGTAGTCCAGCAGCCTACCGACCCGGCCTCTCAGGCCCTGGTCTTCGGTACGTGGGACGACCTGTCCTACTACCTCAACGGCCATTTTGCGAATCCGGCTGCTTAATGGGCGAGTACATGGACCAGCGGGAAGACCTTCACGCGTTGCGGTATCCGCCCGGGTCGGTGATTCCTGTGCACTTTCCTGGCCTGTCTGATGGGGTCATCAACGAGGACGAGCGTATCCTAGACATCTCGGCGTCGAGTCCCGAGCAGATCATTCGTGAAGCCCTACGCGTGGCTATGCAGCGACACGACTATGCGGGGATTGCATCGCTAGCCGCAGCCCTTCACCAGATCACAGGTGAGGCATGAGCGGTAAGGGCGATGACCGTCGTCCTGCAAGCGTCGACGAACAGACGTTCTCGGATAACTGGGAGCGGATCTTCGCCGCCAAGAAGGATTACTACACAAGCGTCCGTAAGCAGAACTATGCGGACAGCTTGAGGCTGGAAGGTTTAGTGGGGAGTGGTGTAACCGGCAGCATTTCTGGCTCTAACCCAGAAGGTTCCAGATCGTCTCTGGACTCCCCCGCCAAATACGATGCTTCATGGGACAGGGCCTTCCCGCCTTCATCTTTCGTCACAGGTGGCTCTATCGAACGTCCTGCCGCGTACGAGCCAGATAGTGCGGGCAGAACTCCGATCTACATCAACGCCGACACTGGCGAATAGGTCACCCAAGACTGGTGGCCAACTATTGAGGAACCGCAATGAATACCCTGCCTTCTCGTCACCAGATCAATGACCGTGTCTCGATCAAGTTCGGCGGTGGTTATGTAGGAGCCAACGTCGTCGGGGTCAGTTTCACCGAAGCAAAGGTTCGCTATTCGTGCTCTACCGACCACGCTGGCTTGGTTGAGAATGTCGATTCGTCCGTTGTGTGCGATCCAGTAAGCGGCGAAACTGACTGAGCCGAATCCCTGACCCAATCTTGGCCTGGAGACGAGATTAACTTTGGCTAGCCGGACTGAGTCGAAAGATAATCTTGGATCGTGAATAGATTCCACGGTAACGAAACGGCTTCAGGATTGGCCTAGGGCTGAAGTTGTGAATAGATTTACCTGAACGACTGTTTACTAAACTAGTGATGAATAGCGATGGCTGGGAAAGGAGCAAAACCGGGTGAGCGTCGAGGCGGTCGCCAAGTTGGCACGCCCAACAAAGTGACGGCAACGCTCAAGGAAATGATCCTCGCCGCCCTCGACAAGAAGGGCGGCGTTGAATACCTCGTGGCTTAGGCCGAGTCATCACCTGCTGCCTTCATGACGCTGCTCGGCAAGGTTCTACCCACTCAGGTATCCGGCGATCCGGGCAACCCGTTGATGACGGGCCTGACAATCTCGTTCGTCAAGGCTGAGCATGATCGAGTTCCCTGACAAACTTGAGGGCCTGTTCACTCCGGCACGCTACAAGGTGGCATACGGCGGGCGAGGCTCCGGCAAGTCCTGGGGTTACGCCCGCGCATTACTCCTGTAGGGCGCTGAGCGGCCACTGCGCGTCCTCTGCACCCGAGAGATCCAGAAGTCTATCAAGGACTCCGTACACAAGCTCCTAGGCGACCAGATCGCTGCCATGGGGCTTAGCGCGTTCTACGAAGTCCAGGCGACGGTCATCAAGGGCCTGAATGGCACGGAGATTACCTTCGCTGGCCTGAGTGACCAGACTGCCGAGTCCGTGAAGTCCTATGAGGGCGTGGACATCGTGTGGTGCGAGGAAGCTCAGGCCATTACGGAGCGTAGCTGGAAGATCCTGATCCCGACCATCCGCAAGGACGGCTCCGAAGTCTGGATCACGTTCAACCCGGAACTGGATACCGACCCGACGTATGTGCGCTTCGTGGAGAACGCTCCCGAAGACTCGTTCGTCGTGAAGATGAACTACTCGGATAACCCTTGGTTCAACGGCATCCTTGAGGCTGAGCGGCTTCGCGACAAGGAAATGTTGCCCAAGGCCGAGTACGACCACACATGGGAAGGCATCTGCTTGCCCGCCGTCTCCGGTGCGATCTACGCCGACGAGATAGCCAGTGCCAAGGAAGCCACGCCTAGCCGCATCTGTGACGTTCCATACGATCCGGCCATGAAGGTCCATGTGGTGTTCGACCTTGGCTGGAACGACCAGATGACGCTCATCCTCGTGCAGAAGCACTTGAGCCAGCTTCGTGTGATCGAGTACATCGAGGGCAACCACAAGACGCTGGATTGGTACTCGACGGAGCTTAAGACCCGGAAGCACAACTGGGGCACGATCTGGCTACCGCACGATGGCGAGAACCGGGACTTCAAGACCGGCAAGTCATCGCAGGAAATCATGCAGGAGCTTGGCTGGAAGGTATCGATCGTTCCCAAGCTCGGCATCGAGGAAGGCATCCGTCTGGCCCGTAGGCAGTTCGGGCAGGTCTACTTCGACAAGACCAAGGCCGGACCTCTCGTCGAGTGCCTGAAGCGTTACAGGCGTGCCCTGCCCATGTCCACGGGTGAGCCTGGCGCTCCACTGCACGACCAGTTCAGCCACGGTGCCGATGCCTTCCGCTACCTACACGTCGTCGCCCCGAAGCTCTCTAACGAGGACTGGGGCGGCAAACTGACTTACAAGACACTGGCGACCGCTTAATGGCAGAGAAATCCAAGAAGATGAGCGACCGCGAGCTTTGCGCGCTCATCGACCACGAGCGGGAGAACGGTATCGGCTATGCGGATTAGCTGTCGTCCGACCGTACGCGGGCTATGGCGTACTACCTCGGCGAGGCATCTTACGAGCTGACCCCGCCTGACGTCGATGGCCGATCAAAGGTCGTCAGCAAGGATCTGCTTGAGGTCGTCGAATCCGCCATGCCATCGCTGATGCGCATGTTCTGCGGGGCCGACGATGTGATCCGCTTTGAGGCGGAAGGCCCCGAGGACGAGAAGAGCGCCAGCGACGCCACCGAATACTGCGGCTGGATGCTGTTCCGCAAGAACTAGGGCTTCACGGTCCTGCACGACGCCATCAAGTCGGCCCTGATCTCCCGTATGGGCGTGGTCAAGGTCTACTGCGAGGAAGCGTGGGACGAGCGCGAGGAACATTACGAATACCTGTCGGAACAGGATGTCCAGGCTCTCTCGGTGGACGAGAATATCGAGATTGTCAAACAGGATCAGGTTATGCCTGTCGATGTCGCAATCAGCCAGATGGGCCAGCAGGTAGCCCCGCAGCAGCCGTACTTCAACGTCACGGCCAAGCGCAAGACCAAGCAGCACAATATCGTGGTCGAGGGCGTGCCGCCTGAGGAAGTCTGGTTCAGCAAGGACAGCCGCGACATAGAAAAGCTTCGCTGCGTGGGCCAGAACACCGAGCGCACCGTATCCGACCTGATCTCGATGGGCTACGACGCGGACAAGGTGGCCGAGATCCCAACGGGTGACGACGATGGCGACACGTACGGCGAGCGCATGGAGCGCGAGTCTTACGATGGCAGCTTCACGGTGTCCGAGGACGATGATTCACCGGACCCGAGCCAGCGTGTCGTAACGCTCCAGCTCGTATACATCCGGGTCGACGCTGATGGTGACGGCATTGCCGAATACCGCCGCATCGTCAAGGCGGGTACGGTGATCTTCGAAAACGAGATCGTCGACGACCACGAGTTTGCCCTGTGCTGCCCCAACCTCATGCCGTACAAGCTCATTGGCTTGAGCATGTGGGATCTGACCGAGGACATCCAGCGGATCAAGACGGCCGTAACCCGTCAGTACCTCGACAACCTGTATCTGGCGAACAACCCGCAGAAGGTCGTGGTGGCCGGTCAGGTCAATCTTGACGACCTGCTCAATCCGCGACCGGGCGGCATCATCCGTGCCGAGAATCCAGACGCCATCCGTGAGCTGACCACGACCGACATTGGTCCGAACGCTCAGGCTGGCATCAACTATTTCGACTCCGTGCGCGACAACCGTACCGGCATCAGACAGTTCTCGCAGGGCCTCGTTGGAGAGGAACTGTCCAAGTCGCAGATTGGCTCAGAGGGTGTGGCAACGCTTCAGGACCAGGCTGACCAGCGCCTGGAACTGATCGCCCGTGTCATCGCCGAGACGTTCATCAGCCGCGTGTATAAGCTGCTGCTCAAGAACGCGACCTAGTATCAGGACCGTGAGGCTCAGATCAAGGTTAACGGTAACTGGATGGCCGTCGATCCCCGGGCGTGGAAGAACAACTACTCGATGTCCGTATCCATCGGCATCGGCACGTCGAGCAAGGCCAAGCAGATCCAGAACGCCATGATGCTGCTCCAGATCCAGCAGCAGGCCGCTCAGTACGGACTCGTGCAGCCTCAGAACGCCTACAGCAGCCTGGAAGACCTCCTGGCAGCGATGGGCAAGAAGGACGTAGGTCGATACTTCACTGCTCCCGGCGAAGGCCCTCAGCAGCAGGACAAGCCCGATCCGGCCATGGCTAAGGTGCAAGCCGAGTCTCAGGCGAAGATGGCCGAGCTTCAACAGCAGGGCCAGCTTCAGCAGCAGAAGCAACAGGGCGACGTCGAAGTTGAGCGCATGAAGCAGGAGTTTCAGGCCCAGCAGTCGCAGCAGGAAACACAGCTTGAGGCCCAGCGCAACCAGATGCAGGCCGAGAGTGCGATTCAGGTAGCCCGAGAGAAGGCGCAGCTTGACGCTCAGTTGTCGATGCAGAAGGCAGAAATGGACGTCGCCTCTGCCGAACGCATCGAGGCCATGAAGCTCGCCTCCGCCGAGCGTATCGCCCGCATCAATGCCGAGGCGAAGATTCTGTCCGCCAAGACCATGGGTGCAAAAGACCCGTCCACGGCTGACGCGGATGCCAATTACCAGGAGTCTCGCGAATGACCGACCTCATGGAAGCCGAAATCCAGCGCGGGCAGAAGGCCGCCCAGCTACTCGCCGAGCCGCTAATCGCCGAAGCATTCGCCACATTCGCTAACGAGGTACAGGAACGATGGGCAAAGTCACCGGCAAGGGACGTGGAAGGCCGCGAAAAGTTGTACCTGATGCTGAAGGCGTCCGAGAGAGTGCAAGCGCACCTGTCGTCGTTGATCGAGTCGGGGAAGATGGCGGAGGCCACCCTGAAGATGCGCGCGGCCCAGGCAATTGGCCGAGCCTCTGTAGCGTTCTGAGCGGCCTTGAGTGCGTTGTCAGGCCACGCACCGTGTGTCGCATCACGGTCCCCTTTGAATGCCAGCCTGTGTGGACTGGGACGTACTCAGGGGCGCCGGTAGATAGAGGCAACTGGAAGGTTCTGTTAAGCGACGGGACCACAATTTCACCCTGATCCGCTACGGGGATTCCCGCAACGGAACACTTTCAACAACTTGGAACAACAAACCATGACCAATCCCACTGGGGAAGTCGAAAACACCGCCATTGAACCTTCGCAGGGCATGACGGAAGACGAAATTCTGAAGCGACTTGAGCCGAAGTACCCCGAAGACGAGTAGGAAACACCTCCTACGGCTGACGAACCCGAGGCCGAGGCTGATGAAGCCCCGGAACAGGAGCAGCCCGAAGCGGAGGAAGACGACGGGAGCACGCCCGAGGAAAAGGAAACCGCAGCAGCCAAGGCCAAGGAAGACGAATGGCTGACCAAAACGAAGAAAATCACCGTCCAGGGTGAGGAACTGGAAGTTTCTGTCGACGAAGCCTTCAAGGGCTACATGCGGCAGCAGGATTACACCCGCAAGACGCAGGAAGCTGCACAGCTAACCTCGCAGATCACGCAAGAACGCCAGTTCGTGAAGCAGGAATACGAGAGCCGTATCAACCAGCTTCAGGTCTTGGGTAGCGTGCTCTATCAGGAGCTTGTAGGGGACCAAGCGAAACTTGCCGAGCTAGCTCAGAGCGATCCAGCGGCATGGGTCGCAAAACAGCAGGAAATGGCGTCCAAATCGGCACGCCTCAACGAGATCCAGCACCACCATTCCGCCATCGAGCAGATGAAGAAGAACGAAGCGGCTAAAGCCCGCGACGAATCTCTCCGCGAGAACGAGGAAAGGCTGCTTGATAAGTTGCCTGAGTGGCGTGACCAGACGAAACGAGCAGCGGCACAACGCGAAGTTGCCGACTTCCTCGTAGCGCAGGGTTATAGCCCCGACGAACTGAGTGACCTCATCGACCATCGTGCCGTCCTCATCGCCCACAAGGCGGCCATGTGGGATCGCGCACAGGCAGTTAAGCAGAAGCAGGTAGTGCAGGCCAAAACCCCGCCCAAGGCGGTCCAGGCAGGCAACGCCAATACCCCAACAAACACCCCGCAGCAGAAGCGTGCTGACGACCTTGCCAAACGCGCACGACGCACCGGCAACGTTGACGATGTAGCCGCTTTCTTGCTGGCTCGCTCCAAATAACGAGGATTAGTAAATGACCATTGTTGCCAATACCTTCACCACCTACGCCGCTATCGGCTAGCGTGAAGACCTGTCGGACGTGATCGACATGATTTCGCCGACCGACACCCCGTTCTACTCGGCGCTCAAGAAGTCCAAGGCCAACGCCCGATTCTTCGAATGGCAGACGGATGCCCTTGCCGCTGCGGCCAACAACGCCCAGCTTGAAGGCGACGACGTTGCCAGCTTCACGGCCGTCACCCCGTCGACCCGCTGGGGCAACTACTGCCAGGTGTCCACGAAGAACTTCATCATTTCCGACACTGAGGAAGTGGTCGACAAGGCGGGCCGAAAGTCGGAAATCGCCTACCAGAAGTCGAAGAAGCTCAAGGAACTGAAGCGCGACGCGGAGACTGGCCTTGTCCAGAACACCACGTTCAACGCGGGTTCCACGACCGTGGCTCGTCAGACGCGCGGCCTTGCTGGCTGGATCACGCAGGGTTCCGTAGGCGCTGGTGCTGGCGTGTTCCCGGTCCCGTCGACCAACACGGCTCCGGTTGCCGGTACGGCCCGGGCGCTGTCTGAGGCCCTGGTCAAGTCGGCGATGCAGACGGCCTATACGGCTGGTGGCGCTCCGTCGCAGTTGCTTGTCCGTCCGTCCGACAAGGTGATCGTGTCCAGCTTCACGGGCAACGCTACCCGCTTCGAACAGGCAGATAGCAACAAGCTCCACGCTGCGTATGACGTGTACGTGACCGACTTCGGTTCGCTGAAGGTCGTCCCGGATCGCTTCATCGACGCTGCTGCCTACCTCATCGATTACGATCACGTCAGCTTCAAGACGCTTCGTAACGTCGAGGCCAAACCGCTGGCGAAGACGGGTGATGCGGAAAAGATGTTGATTACCTGGGAGTACGGTCTCCAGATGGACAATTATCTGGCCCACGCCGTGATTCGCGACCTCACGTAATAACCTGCAATGTGGTTGGCCCCCGAAAGGGGGCCTTCCCTTGGGAGTAGTCCAATGTTCCGAACCCCTATGGCGTGCCTCAACATCGATATGCCCGGCGTTACCGTGGCATCCGGTGCTGCATCGGCACAGACAGCCATCCCGGTCAACTCGGCGGGCGTGGTTGCCAAGTACGTTCGTGTTGCCGCTACGGTTGCCGCGCACATCCGATTCAACAAGACAACGGCTGTCGCTACGGCAAACGACCTTCTTCTGATGCCCAGTGATGCCGTCGTGCTTTGCGTGCAGAACTACGACGTGTTCGCGGTCATTCAGGACACGGCAGCCGGTACGGTAAATGTGGTGCCAGTCGAGTGGGGCTGATCCAGACACGCGTTGCCTTCGATGGCGACGACATGACGTAGAACCGGGTTCAGGACATCGAGCCGGTTCTTGAGTCGTGTGCCAATTTGCGGTCCATTGGAGCGACGGGGTCGGCCGAAATGAAGCACGCTATGCGCCTGCCGATGGTCTTCGTGGAGAAGTACATCAACGACTACGGAATTACGCTACACGAGTTCGAAGTGAACCCCGTACACCTTAAGCGAATCATGAATTCCTCCGAGTTCGCCGCTTTCCGCATTTGGCAGGGAAAGGTTTAAGCAATGATTAACGACTTTTCGACCCTACAGGCAAAAGTCGCGTAGTTCCTTGCGCGTGCTGACCTTGCCGGTGTAATCCCGGATTTCATCCAGCTTGCCGAGGCCAGGATGAACAACGACTTGCGCCTTTCTCCGCAGCAGATGATGGTTGCGGGGACGTCCGTGGGTGGCGTCATCACCCCTCCTGCTGGATTTCGGCAGGTGCAGGCTCTTATCGTCAGTCTTGAGGGGGTTGAGAGAGAGCTTTATCCTATGCCGCCGATTCAGGACACGAATGCGGAGCTTTTCGTCATCCCCATCGGCTACACGATGGTCAACGGCGTTATTAACATCGTGGGCGCTGCTGACACGGATTATCGGCTGTTCTACTACAGCTACATCCCCAGCCTTTCGGACGCCGCACCGCAGAATTGGCTCATTCTTGCCCAGCCGCAGATGTACCTCTACGGCACGCTTCTGGAGGCGTGCATATATCTTCGCGATGACCAGCGCACGGCGCTATTCGGTCAGGGCTACCAGACAGCACTGGCTGCCATGAAGAAGAACGACGACATGCTTCGCTATGGTCCGTCGCCTCGCCCCCGTGTGGACTTCATCACCGCATGAGTGCCATTCCTTTCATCGGCTTCTGCCCCGACCTCGACCCGGCAACGCCAGGCGTCATCGTGGATTGCGACAACATCATCCCGACGACCAAGGGGTTCTCTGCGGGAAATAGTCTCGTGGACGCCGGGCTGGCCGCTCTCGATAGCTCATGCAAGGGCGCTTATGTCGGGACGCTTCTGGATGGCACTAAGCGCGTTGTAGCGGGTACGTAGGCCAAGCTCTGGGACATCGCGGGCGGCGCATGGACTGATCGCAGTAAGGTGGGTGGCTATACCGGACTCGCCCCGTGGCGCTTCACCATGTTCGGTAGCAACATCATCGCGACCAACCGTGCCCAGCGTATCCAGCAGGCGGCACCTTCAGGGTCGTTCGCGGACATTGCCACGGCACCGCTGGCGGCCATCGTGTGTTCGGCGTCCAACTTCGTCCTTGCCTTCAACTGGTCCGACCAGGCGGGAAGCTACGGTGACCAGCCTGACGGGTGGTGGTGTTCGAACTTGTTCGACCAGACAGCCTGGACGCCCACTGTAGGCTCTCAGGCAGCCAATGCTCGCCTCGTGGACTCTCCTGGTCCCATTACCGCAGCCCGCGAGTTCGGTGCGGATGTGGTGGCCTACAAGGAGAAGTCGATGTATCGGGGGCAGTACGTTGGGCCGCCTCTTATCTGGCAGTGGCAGCGCATCCCCGGTGATATCGGCTGCTCCGGTCAGGAGGCGGTCGTAGTCGTCCAGGCATCCCATTTCTTTGTGGGTCCGTCTGACTTCTTCGTGTACGACGGAACAGTGCCCCGCTCTATCGGTGCGCCCATTCGCGAATGGTTCTTCTCTAATCTCAACGGGCAGCAGCGGTAGAACATCAAGGGCGGTGCCGACCTCACCCGCGACCTCGTTTACTGGTACTTTCCCAGCACTGCATCGTCAGGCATCTGCGATTTGTGCGTGGTGTACAATATCCGCACGAACCAGTGGGGCAAGTTTGCCCGCTCCATCGAGGCGGTCATTCAGTACTCGTCGGGCAACGTCACCTACGATGGCCTTGGCACGCTCTACAGCACATACGACAACCTGCCAAACATCGCCTATGACTCGCCGTTCTGGATCGCCGATAACACGGTTCCAGGCGTTATCTCAACGGACCACAAGCTCTACAGTCTGACGGGCGTACCGGGGGCTTCGTACATCGTGACAGGCGACATGGGCGACGAGACGAATTTCTCCCTATTCGACCGCTATACCCCGCGTTATCGGGTCCAGCCCGCCACGGCTCAGGCCACGAATTACTACCGCTATGACTTCGGCGCGTCCCCTGTGCAGGATTCGACCATCGCGCAGTCTCGTGGTCGCTTCGACTTCCACCGTGACGCCCGCTGGCATCGACTGCGCATGGACTGGCCGAGTACGGTGGTCATCAACGGCGGAACGCCCTCCATCATGCCGACGACCCCCGAATGAAGCTGCAACAGAACCCCACGCTACCCGGCGATACGCAGTAGCTTGTCCTGCGCCTGTCTGACCTGTATCGCCTCACGGCCGTGCAGGTCAACTTGCTCACCGAGGGTAGGGCCGCAGCGGTCTACAACGCACAGCCGACGATTCCAACGCAGGGTCTTAATGCTGTGGGCGACTTCGTACTCAACTCGGCCCCGGCAGAGCTGGGTACGGCAGGGTCGAAATACCTTATCCACGGATGGCGTTGCACTGTGGCGGGAACCCCCGGCACATGGCTCCCCGTCCGCACACTGACAGGTAACTAATGCTTCCTCCTATTTCAGGCGTTACCGCAGACGGCTCGATTGCCTACAACCATGTCGGCAACGTTCGCCAGATTTGGCCGGTCATCCTTCCGGGCATCCAGAAGGTTAAGGGCACGAATGTCGAGCCTTGGATTCCCGAGGATATCTACACCGCGCTGACGACCGGCAATGCATCGCTGTACGTCGGCTATCGAAACGGCGCTTACACGGGATTCGCCGTTCTCCAGGCCATCACATTCCCGTACGAAGACAGCCCCGTACTCAACGTATGGATTGGCTACTCGGTGGAGAAATCCAGCGGCCACCTCGGTGCAGAATGTGCCCGACAGGTTGCCAACGAGGCCGGGATTGAACGCGTCGTCTTCTCCAGCCCCCAAGAAGGCTGGACGGCGAAATACAAGAAAATCACCACTTGGTACGAGGTCTAATATGGGCGGCGGCGGACAACCGAAGAACACCACGACGACCACCGAGACGAAGATCCCGGATTGGCTCGCCAAAGACTATCAGTAGTTCATTGGGTCGACTAATGAACAGAACGCTAAGCCGTACCAGTCGTACAACGGCGCGCTCAACGCTAATCCTTCGAACCAGCAGGCGCAGGCGTCTACGAACGCCATCTATGGTGCGGGCGGCAACGGCAACCAGTACAACGCACTATATGGCGTGCTGGGAGGCAACCAGAACGTACAGGCAAGCGCTAGCCCCTACGCAGGCCAGAACCAGTATCTGAACTCGGTCGTCAACGACTCCAATCGGGATATTACCGACTCGTATCTGCGTGGTGCTGGCGTCCAGCTACCGACCCAGTTCGCATAGGGCGGCGCGTTCGGCGGCTCGGCGATGCAGCAGGCATCCACGGCCAGCCAGTAGCAGCTCGCACAGAGCCTTGCAACGAACACCGACAACCTGCGCTATCAGGACTACAACGATCAGGCGAACCGTTGGCAGCAGGGCTTCCAGAACCAGCTAGCCGCATCACAGAACAACACGCAGAACATCCTCGGTGCATCCAACGCACTCAACGGTGCGGGTGCCTTGTAGGCTCAGTACAACAGTCAGTTGGCTGGTATCGGTCAAGGCTATCAGGACAAGGCGCAGGGCGACATTAATCAGGCTTATAACGACTGGTATCAGAAGAATTACGGCTACGACCAGCAGAAGATCAACAACTACGGCAACGCGCTTAATGCCGTCTCCGGCTCTTTTCAGGGCTCATCCACTACCGGCGCAAACCCCGCCTACCAGCCGAAAACAGCCGGCGGAGCTCTCGCCTCAGCGGGCGCTGGTGCTGCTGCCGGAAGCATGTTCGGTCCATGGGGTGCCGTAGCTGGCGGCGTCATTGGCGCGGGCTCCTACTACCTCTAAGGCGGACATATGGGCACCTTCGATTTTCTTTCCGGCATGTCCGCACCCAACGCCAACGCTTAGGCGGGGGCATCGATGCAGCAGTATCAGCAGTTCCAGCCGACTACGGATTACAGCAAAATTCTCGGCGGCGGCTAGGCACAATCGCCAGCCACGCAGGGCCTGGACTTCTCCAAGATCGGGCAGTGGGCGCTTCAGCAGAACCAATACCCTGGACAGCCGCAGCAAGGCCAAGACTGGCAGAAGATACTTCAGGATTCATACGGGGCGACCAAGCCGACACTCCCGACTGGGCAGTTCCAGCACCAGCAACAGGCTGGTCGCGCTGGTGGCCCGCTAGGGCAGGTTAACCAATAGAGGGCCGGATACATCGGAGGCAACACAATGTCCGGACTGCTCGGGAGCGTTCGATAATGGCATGGCAGGATATCTTCACCGGAACGCAGCCCGGTCTATCTGACGAAGACAAAAACCAGCTTGCACGCGGTGGCCTTCTTTAGGCTGGATTGTAGGCACTCGCAGCGAACAACTCGCGGCAGGTTAGCCCGGGTGCGGCTTTGGCTAGCGGCCTTCTTGGCGGTATCCAGTCTGCCCAGCAAGGCGGCCAGCAGTTGGTCAAGCAGCGGTTCCAGCAGCAACAGATGGACGACCAGCAGCAGCAGACCCAGCGTCGCCAGCAGATTCAGGCTCTGGCCCTGAAGTTCGCAAAGCCCGATGGCACGTTCGATATGCCTGGCTACCAGTCAGCATTGGCCCAGTTCGACCCGCAGGCTGCGATGGAACTTCATCAGAACGAACTTCGCAGCAAACTCGTCGACTTGCAGAGCCAGAAGGCGCAGCGCGACCTTAGTACGCCGCAGACCCGCGAACTCAATAGCGGTAGCAACATCCTGACGCAGGAGCAGAGTGCTGACGGGCAGTGGAAGACGATTGCGCAGGCCCCGCGCTGGCAGGCGAACGGTGGCGGTGGCGGTGGTAGTTCAGCAGTTGCCCAGCGCATTGCCCTACTCAAGCAATACGGGGCGACGGATGATGATATTCGTGCGCAGTTGGGCATTGGTGGGAAAGCCGCTGCTCCAGACGTCGCCGGGCCACAGGCGCTTGACTCGCTCCCTGCCTCCGACAAGGCCACGGTGCATGCCATCCTCGATGGTCGTTACCCCGTGCCTACGGGCAAGCAGGCGATGGACCCGAATTGGCAGCGACTGATAGCCGTCGCGAATCAGGTGGACCCTACGCTTGACGCGGGTACTTACAAATCGCGTGCGGCGGCCCGTCAGGCGTTTACTTCAGGCAAGATAGGCGAACAGGTCAAGGCACTGAACACGCTTGCCGGTCACCTTTCGACGCTTAACGAATCGCTGGATAAGCTCGATAACAGCGATTTCAGCCTAGTCAACAAGGCGGCCAACTTCTCGGCAGCTCACGGCAATTCGCAGCGTGCGGCCACCCTCGGCACCTATACGACGGCAGCCAAGGCAGTCGGCGACGAGGCGGCCAAGGTTTTCGCTGGCGGGCAGAGTGCCCTCGGTGATCGCCAAGAGATTGCGCACGGACTTGACCCGTCCCAGCCAAACGCCCAGCTCCGCGCGTCCCTTCAGACCTATGCCGAACTCGTACAGAGCCGTCTTGGCGCGCTTCAGGAGCAGGCCAACCAGTCCCTGGGTTATGGCTCCAAGAGCCTTCAGGTCGTCACGCCGAAGGCAGCGGCAACATTCGGAAAGCTATCCGGAAGCGCTGGGCACACGGCTCCTGCGCAGACCGGAGGCGGCACGATTGACCTCAACGCGAAAGATCCCCTTGGACTTGGCCTGTGACGATACTCGACGACATCCGACAGCAGTACCCGCAGTATGCCGATGTGCCGGACGGGAAACTGGCGTCTGCTATTCGTCAGAAGTACTACCCCGATGCAGACCCAACTGAGTTCTACAAGAAGTCGGGCCTGTATCACCTGATCGATTCCAACGCACCTGCCGGTGGCGATGCCCCCGCTACCGGACTTGGCACGGACTCGCAGAATTTCGGTGCCGGTGCAGGCAAGGCGGTCAGCGATACGGTGCGCGGCTTGAAACAGGCCGCTATCGCCATCCCCGCGTTTATTGACCGTCACTCCTTGGTATCTTAGGGATCTAGTCCCAACGTGTTCGGCGGTGCTTACGACAGCCTTAAGGCGGATCAGGCAGCGGCCAACGCCACCGACTCTGCGCTACTTCATACAAAGGCCGGACTTGGCGGCGATATCGCAGGAAATGTTAGCCTGGCCGTATTAGGCGGCGGACTTCTCAAGGGCGCAGGCATAGCTGGTCGCGTAGTACCGGCAGGGTACGGTGGTGCGGCAGCCTCTGGCGGCCTCCTGGGTGCCACTCAGCCGCTTGCTACGGGTTAGGGCGAGGGCACTCGTGGCCTAAATACTGTGATCGGTGCGGGTGCCGGTGCAGCAGGGCAGGGCTTGGCTAATGTCGCAGGTGCAGCCTACCGTGGTGGCAAGGCTCTGCTTGCCCCATTTTTCAGTGGCGGTCAGGACCAAATTGTCGCCAATACGCTTAGCCGATTCGGCGGTGATGCCGCATCGCGTGCCACGCCAAGCGTCGTTCCGGGCGTATCGGCCGACCTCGCCGAGCAGACCGGTGATGCTGGTATCGCCCAGCTCCGCCGTGCGGTATCGGATAGCGATCCCGCCATCGCTCGTCAGTTCGCCGAGCAGCAGGGGTAGAACAATGCGTCCCGCCTTGGCCTGCTTCAGTCCGTGGCGGGCGATGATGCCTCGGTGGCCGCTGCAAAGGCTGCAAGGGCGCAGACGGCGAACAACCTATACTCGACGGCTGTAACAGATGCCCCGATTCAGGTGAGTCCTGAACTTGCCAAGCTAGTTCAGCGACCCTCGATGCAGAAAGCCGTCGAAATGGCCAGGGGCCTTGCTGCCGAGAACGACTAGGACATTGGGGATGCGCTTAGCTCAACATAGGGCCTTCACTACGTAAAACTGGCCCTAGACAATATAGCAAACTCGGCAGGTAAGCCGGGCTTTGAGAACGTAACGAAGGGGGCTGTCCGTAAGACGCAAAATGATCTAATCGAAGAGATCGGGAAGATTTCCCCTGACTACATCGCAGCGAAGGACGCCTATAAGGCGGCAAGTGGCCCAATCAATCAGCAGGAGATTCTTCAGGGCCTCTTGGGGCGAGCGACTACTAACACCGAAGATTCGCTAGGCAACCAAGTCGCACAGCCGGTCAAGTTTGCCAATGCGGTAGCCAGCCTCGATTCAATCGCGCAGAAGGTGACGGGGTAGAAGGGAGCTTCAGCGGCCAACATCCTGAGTCCGTCGCAGTAGGGAATTCTCGGCGATCTTGGCGCCGACCTAAGTCGCAAATCGGTTGCGGATTCAGTGGGCAAGTCGGCAGGCTCCAATACCGTCCAGAACCTCGCTAGTCAGAATCTCTTGGGCGAGGCTGCTAACGGACTGGGCTTGCCAGGTCTGGCTAATAGCGGACTGCTGGGGACCGTCCTGAAGCCTCTCGACACCCTTTACAAGCTGTTCGGCACCAATGATGCAATTCGCGGCAAGCTGGCTAGCGTCATTGCCAATCCTTAGGCGGCTGAATCGCAGGCCATCATCGCCAGGATGACGGCTAAGCAACGGTCAGCCCTTGCGGATGTCGCGGCCTCGGCCTCGGGGCTTGTAGGCCAGTCTTCCGCTCTCGGTATCGGTCAATAGTCGTCGCTTCAGCGCTGACTCTGGCATCCACCTAGCCACGCCCATTGCTATCAGCCGTGCGGTCCCATAAAAAAGGATCGCCATGACTGGCGCGATGAGGAATCCCAAGAACACGCGCAAGAAGATATTTTGAGGGTCCACAATGCCTGTCCCGTCTAAAATGGCCGACCTGTTCACCCTTCCGGCTAGCAATAGCCCGGCAGGCTCCGACGCTATCGGCAACAGTCTTGATGACTACATGCGAGCCATCTAGGCCATTGTACGCTCCACTAACGCTATCTCGTCGGCAACCATCGCCAGCGGGTCGACGACCGACCTCGGATAGTCCGATGGCGAGGCTGTCACGGTCACCGGCACGACGACTATCACCAGCTTCGGCACGGCCCCAGCTGGCATCGTACGAGAAGTAACCTTTACCGGCATCCTTGTCATCACCAACTCCGCCGCTATCGTCCTTGGCGGTGGTGCGGGCGGCAATTACACGACGGCTGCGGGCGATATCCTGACCTTCCGTAGTCTCGGTTCGGGCAACTGGAAGCAGATCACCTCCAATCCCTTCGGGTACGTCGCCGTCAACAAGGCGGGTGACTCCATGACTGGCTCCCTCAGCGTGACCGGCTCGATCAGCGCCTCGGCCGGTGTCACGGGAGCTACGGCGGTTACTTCCACGGCGGGCACCTTCACGGGCGCACCTACCGTCCTTGTCCTTCAGTGCGCTGCCGCTTCTGGCCTGGTGTCCATCCGCCCCAATGGTGGCTCCACGACCGGCCAGACATCCATTGCCTCGTCTGGTGACATGACTGTCGGTGGCAACATCAACATCCCCAACGGTGGCGCCATGCGTGCCACTGGCGCATTCTGCATCGTCGCCGCTGGTGGTGGTGGATTTGTCACAATCCGTCCTAAGGGTTCCACGGACAGCAGCGTTGCTTTTAACGTCAACGCGTCAGGATCTGCCGATTTCACGGGCGTAATCTCTGCCGCCGACTTCACATATACCTCAGACGTACGGCTGAAGAAAAACATCAAGTACGCCGAGCCTCGCGACCTTTCCGGCATTCCGGTAGCGACGTGGGACTGGCGGTAGAAGGGCAAGGGTAGCGGACGGGGTGTCATTGCGCAGACGGTCCAGAAGTTCGCCGCCGATCTGGTCAGCGAGGACGACAACGGGAATCTCGTCGTGGATAAGGTAAATATGCTGCTTGAACGGGTGGCGTATTTGGAAACCAAGCTGAAGAAAGCGGGCCTCTGGTAATGGCTACCGTACCCGCATCACCTCCCTTCAACCTGTCGGCGGCGCTCTCCGTGTTCGGGCTGGGCGCAACCCACTCCCTGAGTGAGCTAAGGCGATCCCCTGGTGGCGTCGTGCCAAACACAGGGCCAAATGCTGGCGTGCCAACAGCGGCCCCTTTGTCGATGTCGTAGCTTCGCGGGGCAACCAGTGGGTCGGCCCTCGCCATGGCGGCTGCCCCGGTCACGGGAGCGACGACAGTGGGGGTAAGTAACGACTTTATAGGCGGTGGCAGTATTTTTGCCAGCGGCGGGACTCCCCCGTATTCTTACAACACGGTATTCAAGAGCGGAACCAGTTTCACCCTATCTAGCGCCACTAGCGTGAATCCACAGTTCCGACGACCCGGAAACCCCCCTGCATCCAGCGTCTCAGGCATCTATACAGCAACCGTCACAGACTCCGTGCTTGCCACGCAATCACAGGACTTCACGGTGACCGATAACCGGTTCTAAGCACCAAATTTGCACACATTTCGCACATATTCGCCAGGCAGGCCATATTTTAGGCCATTGTCGATTCCTATTTCCGGCACCAAGACCAGATACACCGTATCACTCAAAATCCCTCGTAAGCCCCATATACCAAGGCTTCCGGGGGGTTTTTTTGTGCCCGAAAATCGGCATGGATACCCATGGCCCGCACCCTCGTGCACAATCGCTGCACAGACGTGTGCACGGAATACCCATGGCTAGCATCTACAAGATCGGTAAGCGTTGGCGGGCGCAGGTGTCCATTAAGGGCGTCCGGCAGACCGAGGTTTTCGCCACCAAGCAGCAAGCCTCGGCGTGGGCGCTGGACAAGGAGGCTTCCGGGCGTGTCGGCAAGCTTCCGGCCAAGACGCTCAAGGAGGCCCTAGACCGATATGCCAGAGAGATCGCCCCGGCCCGCAGTGGTGAGGCTTGGGAGATCATCCGGTGCAATGCTATTGGGCGCCTAGACATCGGCAAGATACTTCTTAGCGACCTATCGAAGACCGACCTTGCGACGTGGCGGGACATGAGGCTGAAGACCGTCCAGCCTGCCACGGTACTGCGTGACATCAACCTGCTCCGTGGCGTGTTCAAGGTCTGCATGGGCGACTGGGGATGGATGACCGAAAGCCCGATCAAGGGCTTTGGGCTGCCTAAACCACCTGCTAGCCGAAAGAGGCGCATTACCACGGCCGAGATAGAGGCCGTCCGGCTGGCCGCAGGACTCGATAAGGGCTACTCAGTGAAGACCGCCACCGAGCGTACCGCCATGGCTTTCCTGTTCGCCCTAGAGACTGCCATGAGGTCAGGCGAGATCGTCGGTCTGACGTGGGATCACGTAGACCTGAAGAAACGATTTGCGCGTCTGCCACGAACCAAGAACGGCGATGCCCGGGACGTACCGCTGTCAACCGAGGCGGTGCGCATCCTGAAGGAATTTTCTAGGTCGGATGCCAATTGCTTCGGCCTCGATGACCGTAGTCGCGATGCGCTCTGGCGGAAGATCGTGAAGCGTAGCGGGGTAGATGACCTACATTTCCACGATAGCCGTGCTGAGGCCATCTGGAGACTGTCGAAGAAGCTCGATGTTATGCAGTTGGCGAGGGCCATCGGCCACAGGGACATCAGGAGCCTAATGATCTATTTCCAGGAGTCTGCCGAGGACATGGCTAAGCTGCTCGCGTAGCCCTGTTACGTCGTGCCCACTCCCGGACCTCGTCCGGATACCAGAACCGCGACTTTCGGCTGAGTTCGAAGGGACGCGGGAAGCTCGGCTTACAGGCCACCCGTTCAAGGAAGTGCCTGCGCGAGATCCCGCCCATATAGGCGCACACCGCATCGGCGTTCCAGAGGGTGTCGTCATTTGATGCCACGGTCTTCTCCTATATCTGCTATCCGAATATCCGCCGAATATCCGTCATCCGAATATCCCCAACCGGCCATGATTTCGTTGGCTCTAAGCTTCACTTCCATAAGGTCCATCCGGGACTTTCCCGTGTAAATACGCAGATGCGTATCGATAGATTGCAAAAGAGCGTGGGCTACCATGGCGTCGTGGGCGTGCTGGTCAGTGAATCCGGCTGCGTAGACCGTACCGTCTTTGTATGGCCTCATCACGGTTTTGAGCCTCACACCCCAACTCCAATGCTATCCAGGGCGTCACGTAGCGAAGCCACTACTTCCTTCTGGATCGGTCCATCGGGGATGTGTGCGAACGCCCCGGGCGGTCCGAACACGCATAGCGCGATGTCATCGCCTTTGCCAAGAACATCGATGCGCCAACCTTCCGGCAATGTCTGTGTCATCACCCGCCCTCGGCCACGTAGCCTGCGGCCTTCAGCTCGATGTCCGTTACATCCTCGTGATCCTTCGGGCCGTTGAGCCATGCCTCCTGGAAATCGTCGGTTTCGTCTCCACAGCGGAGCTTTACCTGATGACCGTCGAAGTCAGACCAGTTCATGTTGTTTACGGCCCAATCCTCGATTTCGTATTCTTCTTCATCGAAAAGAGGGAGCGTATCTTCTACGAGAGACCGTTCTACGTCGCCATCGAATTCATGGGCATAGTGCTTGGCACGATTCCTCGCGATCATATCGACGGGAACACCCCAGATATCTCCGTTCGGCATTTCCACAGTGAACATTTTCATAAGATTTCCCCATCCCCCTTGATCGCCGCGTCGATGGCAGCGTCTTTGTCCTTGTGGCTGTGCCAAGCACCGAACCCACTCGGGTTTTTATCCGTAGGAATGTAAACCTCGATTTCGCAATCGGATGCATCCCGCAGCCACCGATACCTCTCAGCATCCTCCATCGCATCGAGAAGGGCTTGGCCGTGGTCGCGGAGGAATACCCCGCAGGTCGTATCGCCGCTGTCGTGCTTCATCCACTCAGCGACTTGAATCGACGCCTTCAGTTCCTCTCGCAAGCTCATGCCCCTTTCTCCTGGCGGGTTGGCGGTTTGGGTAGGTCTTCTAGGTACATGGACTGCATGTAGCGATTACCTACGACAACCATGCCTCCAGCCACCTTCCACCCGCTACGAAGGTATCTAGATACCTTGTGACATAAGTGGGATGGCGAATCGCCCTCGACTACCTCGTACTCACTCATGTCGGCTCACCTTCGCGTCGGTTCCATCCGGTGATGGCAGAGACACGACTTTCGTCCCAATCCTTGCCTGGAACACGGGCATAGCATCCCTGACAAGTCACGCTTGGGAACGCACGGTCTGCTGGATCGTAGGGAGACTTCTTCGTGCACGTCGGGCCCATGACGTGAATCCTGTCGCATCCGCAAAACGGGCACGACTTCAGTTCCTCACTCATGTCCGTTGGCCTTTGCGATGAGGGCGGCAAACATGCGCTCGGTTTCTTCCCATTCGGCGTAGTGGTCTTTCAGGCTGGCTTGAGCGCGAATCTCTTCGCGAAGTGCCTCAAGATCACTCACCTTCACCACCTCGCCTTGGCAGGCTAGGGCGGCTTTCCACGCTTTCCAGGCGTAGTGCGTTGCGATAGCTGAGTAGTTGAGGTCAGATCGACGTTCAAGAGGATTCTTAGGCCACAGTTCCTTGCTCGACTGTTCTGTTACCCAAGCCTCAAACGCCTCCCGGCTATCGCTTACACGGCTTGCGGTGGTCATGGCCTTGATTCCTTGGTGTCGAACGCTTGGTCCCAATCGATGCCGGATTCGTCCGGACCGTTGACTGACGCATTCTCGTAAAGGCTATCGTCCTCGCTGGCGTTGAGTAGCCATTCCACGTCGCCATCCCATTCCGGCTCAAGCTCAAACCAATTCCACCATCCGTCACCATCCATAGCTAACCACTCGGCCCACATGGGCGCATCACTCCACAGTGGCTTCATCACCCCACCTCCCCATCTGGCGCGGCGGCGATCATCCAGTGCCAGACGTGATGCGCCACGTTGGAACCAATGCCGATCTTCTCGCGAGCGTTTCGGCACATGTCATCGGTAGGCTCAACCGGCACAAGTCGATAGCCGTCCATGACGACCACGGGGCGCGGCTGGGACGCCTCAAGCGCAACCATGACGTCGTCGAACCTAACCAGCTCGCCGCTCCGCCGGGGAATGAGGCGGCAAGGACCGACGTTCCCCTCGTCGTCCTGATTGGCGTGCATGTCGAACCGCTGCAGTCGCGGAAGGATCGAAGCCACCACCTCGCCATCCTGCTCACCCGTGGGGGCGTGCACGCGCTCGGCCGCGATGATCGCCGTAAGGTCGTCGGCGACGATTTCCAGCGTGTTTCGCAGATGCCTCTCGTCGCTGGAGTGCATCGCGCTATCCGCCTGGCGTGCGACGGCTTCGATGCGATCCAGAATGGACTGCGTTGTCAGCACCTTCGCGTCACCCGTGGGGCGGGGATGGGCGAGGGCGGTGATGGTGGGCGTGGCGTAGAGTGGTTCGACGATCAGGCCACTCTCCTTCATCGCTTCGGACCTTGCACGGCTCTGGAAGACCATCCACTTGCTCGGTTCATCCGCCTGACGATATCGATAAGCCACAGCCTCCCCCTGCGCAGCCTTCGCCAAGTGGGCGTCGATGGCGTCGGCCCACAATCCGTACATAGTTGCCTGTCGTGATGCTGCGTAGCCTTCGAAAGACATTTCTTGCCCGTCTTCGGCGCACAACTTCTGAGCGTCACGGATCTTCCCGAGAAGCTGCTCAAGCGTCATATCAGTCATTTCGGTTCCTTGCGGGCGGTGTCCACCGCAGCGTTAAGATCGGCAGCGTTGTCGTACGTCTCGCCGAGGAAGCACACAGGCCAGCCGCAGCGGATGAACTCGCGCCAACGTTCGGCATCTTCGGCGTCGTCCGCTGCCTGGCGAAGCATGTGTCCGGTACGGTGAGCCGTAAGAGTCCCGACTGCCATCCACTCATCGGACATCTGCCGTAGCTGCGTTGGGGTGAATTTAGTGGTCATACCTCTTCATCCTTTAATGGCTTTGGCTTCAGCGGGACGTGGTGGTGACCGCATCGCGGGCATGGTCGTGGGTACTGAGTTCGAATTCCTTCCCACTGGCACTTGGGATATTGGTGTTTGAACTTTGGCTTCCATACGCCGCTCATGTCGAAAGAACAACGATGCCGTCAGCGAAGCCGCGAGCTTGTCCGGTATGCTCAATCGCATCGTCCTTGTCCGTCACGCATTCGATAACGCCATCCCATGTGCCCGGCTCCGCATCGTGTGTTACGTAGACCACCTCGGCGTACTTGGGCATCGTCCGCAGCGCGGCAATGAGTTCGCATACCTTCATTTCGTCCGCTCCAATGCCTTGAGGCAGCGCTTGCAGTTAGGCCATGCTTGACCGTCGCCCTCCGTTCGGCCGTCGCCCTCCCAAACGGCGCCGCTGGCGTGGAAGCTAGTGTCGATTCCGCATAGCGTCCTGCTCGCGTTCTTGGTACAGGCAGCGTGGAGCTTCGCCCGACCGGCATGGTTCAAATATCTGGCTGTCTGAGTGATAGACCAGACAACTTCAATACTCCGCTTCACTTGAATGCCTCCAGTGCAGACGAAAGACGATCACTTGCGGATCCGCCAAGACCGTATCGCTTTTCAACTGCAAGCGTGTTCTCTGCTGCCGCCACAAGCTCACCCGCCCGCGCCTTGATGGAGGCGAGTTCTTCCAGCGTGGCGTTATGAACATCGTCCCAGTCCTCCTTCCACCGCTCGTACCGTTCCTCAAGTCGCCTCTTACTACCTTCCATTGAGGCCAGTAATTCTTGCTGCGACTCGCACAAATACTGAAATCGACGAGACTCCTCCTCAAGCGCCCTGTAGTCGGCGTGGGTTGTGTAGGCCGTCGATACATTGCAGTCGTGACCGAAGATGATTCCCACCTTGGATTCGTTCATGGCCTTGCACCTTTCTTCGTCAAGACGAGGGTTGTATCCAGATAGCCTCTCGGATCTGGTTAACCGCCTAACCATCACAACCCCTCCCTCAGCGCGTTGCGGGCGTGCGATTCTTCCCAACGGCCTTCTTCGGCTGCATCGGTATCGCTAACGCCTTCCTCGTATGCTTCCTTGACTAGGGAACGAAGCCGATCCACCTCGGCGGTGAGTTCGGCAATGCGGGCGTCCTTGGCGCTGGATGGCGTCTCACGATTGATGCACTCGTTGCACTGACATTCGAGGTAATAACCTTCGCAACTCATCACTTCGTCTCCCTGGCTGCGATCATGGCGTCGGCTACTGCATAGGCGAAGTTGGCCAGATCGACCAAGCGAGAAATGTTCCAATCCTCGCGCGCACACTCGCCTTGAATCACCTTGGCCGCGAAGTAGTCGCGAAGGCTCATGCCTTCGTTGCAGTCATTCGTCTGGCCAAATCGAACGGACTTCTCACCCGGAAACGCCGTACCCCCATCCACCTTACTCACGGGATTCTCCTTTGGTGGCGGAGAGACGGTCGAAGGCGTCATGCTCCGCCTCTACTCGGTCAGCAATGGGAGCCAAATGCCCGGCGTACTTAATCACCCATGCTTGGTGAGCGCGGATTGCTCCACCTTCGGTACGGCTTTCGTCCTGATCGACAATGCTCAACATCGCGCCCTTGGAGTCGATGTCGAAAACCATAGATTCGTAGTACCAGCCGCCTAACATCGACGAACACTGACGGTAGATCGTCGATACGATGAACTTACCCTTGACGTTAGTGTGCAGCAGTGAGTTTCCCATCACCCTTCCCCTCGTGCTGCGGCGAGTGCGGCGCGGGCTTTTTCGAACTTGCCCATGTAGCCAAATCCATGGTTCTTTAAGACTGGCTCAGCAAAATCGATAAGTGCATCAATCGCCTCGTAAAGCGACGCCACGACATTACGAGCCTTCTCGCTGTCAGCTTTCGCCGAGGTGCCACGATCAGCGTCTATCAGACGACGATTCGAGTAAGCCGAATAGGCGTCGTCAACCATCACGTCATGCAACCACGAATCTGTCCACCCACATGTCGTCATTTCGGTTCTCCTGATGGCTTCCCTGCCGTGGCAGGAGTTGGGTTGGTTAGCAGTAAGACTTGCGACGGAACTGGAGGAACGGGATGTCCGAGTCGTCGACGTCGCCGTAGCTAGCATCACGATGGGGTGCTGGCTGCTGCGTGGATGCGCGATCCTGGCGAGGTGCTTGCGATTCACCAGTCTGCTTGCCGCCGACCAGCTTCAGGTCTGCCACACGCAGCGTGATGTACGTCTTGCCGTCATGTTCGCGCGTTCCGATTTCGCCCTGCACGAACACCTGTGATCCCTTGACGAGATACGGTGCGACGCCTTCGTATCGCTTACCCCACGCAGAGCAGTCCAGCCAGATCGTCACCTTCTTGTCTCCGAAGCCGGAATCGATGGCTACGGAGAACCCCGTAACCGGTTCGCCGTTACCGGTGTGTCGGGTGACTGCGTCTTTTCCAATACGGCCCACATCGCTGAAATTAACGCTCATGCTGCTTTCTCCAGAATGGAATAAGTGGTCACTTTGACAAGCTCCAGGAACTCGTTGCGACGCTCCGAAAGCCTCGAAATCTCGGCCTCGCATTCAGTGCGGTACAGCCTGTGGATTGACAGTTGCTTCCCTTCTGGGAAGTCGGAACAGAAGCTGACGAAATCGACCCAATCCCGGCCCGTACAATCAAGGTGGCCGATAAGCTGCCAGCGATACGACGGGTCGAACGAAGTTCGACGAAGCGTTGCGTAGTGAGTCGTCGCGATGACTGACTTAATCTCAACGACGCCATCCGTTCCGACTAGGCCGTCTGGTGAATCGCCGTACTCGCCACAGTCGAAGAACCCACCGCCAAGCACGTCAACGAACCTTTCATCCTCGTAAAGCATCCTGGCGATAGGCTCCTGCTCGTGCCCACGATCCATGTGGTCGTTCTTGAAGCTGAACTCCGACTTGGTTCCGGTCAGGCGCTCCAAGGCAATCTGTAGTGCGTACTGTTTGGCTGGATCGCCGAACGCCTTACCGTCGTTAGCCATGAAGCATCCGAACTTTGATGCAGTCGCCTTACCGAGACGCAGCGCCTGCCACTCGTCAGTGTTCTGCTCAACGTCATGCCACAGCATCAAGGCACTCTCCGATCAACTGAGCCTGGTGTTCCTCGCTGATGTCCACGCGGGACAGGACGCTATCGAGGTTTCCATCGCGCTTGAATGCTGCCTTGGCGTTCTCCCATGCCTTTTCCTGCGACGGGGTTACCTGACGCCTACCTGGCGGCTTCGGGCTGATCCTAAGGCCCTCCACGGACTCTTTGCCGAACCTTACGTTGGTGTCCACGTATACCGTGACGCTGACGCCGTTCCAGTCGTCGATGAAGGCGGAACCCGTAAGCGACCTAAGAGTCTTGCTATTCGTCGCGTTGAGGATCATCGGCTTGAGCTTCTCGCCAGGGCGCAATTCCTTCTCGACGAAATACGCCGTGTTGAACTGGTCCTTGGTCTTCTTGGTCTTGTCCGTCTCAAGCCGTACCATGTTGATGGTGAGCGTGGTTGGGCCGACGATGTCGGCACTACTCAGGTACGGCGAGTCGAATGCTTTGCGATAGTGCGTTTTCGCTGACTCGTTCATATCAATCTCCGTCCGGTAGCGGCCGGACTCCGTGTTGGAATTAGTTGCGCGTTGCTGGTGTGAGGACACGCGCGGGAACCCAGGAGTTCGGCACCAGCTACCGTGGCGTTAGTTGACTTCGACGGGCTTGCCGTTCGTAAGCCGATACCATGTGTCCGGCTTGATGCCGTCGCGTCCGGCGATGCCAGCCCACACGGCAATGATGACTCGGCTGTCATTCCGCTCGGCCAGGAACAGGGCGCAGCCATCCTTGCCCCGGACTTTTCCGTAGTTGCCCGAGGCGGTCGCTGCACCGTAGTTGCCCGAGGCGGTCGCTGCACCGTAGTTGCCCGAGGCGGTCGCTGCACCGTAGTTGCCCGAGGCGGTCGCTGCACCGTAGTTGCCCGAGGCGGTCGCTGCACCGGAGTAGCCCGAG